AGGGCCCTGGTCGTAGGCTTAGAGCTATTTTTTAAATGTATTATGTAGTGATTATGTAGTTAGTGTAGTGTTTAGTTTTCCATTTCTTCGCGTTGGAACCATTGTTCCTCGCCGTCCATTTCCTCGTCAGAGTCGTAAGTGAGATCGATTATTTCGTTCTCCGTTTCGGTATCTTCATCAGTCGTCAAGTCGATCAGCACTTCAGCTGTGATCTCCATGTTGACGTTTCCTCTCAGTTCATCCTGAGACATCAGCCGACATTCGTATGTTCCGTCATCGAGTGCACGGCTGCGCATGTCCGATGCATAGTCGAAGACTGGCTGGAGTCGTTCCTCCATGATGTCATCGGGTTGAGAAGCCATCATCTTGAGACAAGCGTGCGAGAGCATGTTGATCAGGATGTCTCGTGCTTCGACCTTGACTTTCATGCGTTCCAGAGCTTCACCCCACGCGTCGTCCGAGTCGCGCCACATCTCGCGGTATAGTTGCATGCCCGTGACCGCGTCGTTCATGGTTTGGGTGAGCAGCTCTGTGCTGGCGTGTTGTTCTTCGTTGAGCCAGCTGCCGAGAGCGTCTTCTAGCGCAGAACGGCTCCAGGAAAGATCCGGTTGCGTCGGCGTATTCTCTGCCATAGCCCGGGCTTGACTGTCGCATTCGTCGCTCGTTTGCGTAGGATGAAGGCGAACAGGATCGCACATAGTAGAGCGGTAGCGAGTGTCGGATCCGTGGTTGGAAGTTGCTTGTGTAGTTGCCGGTAAGTTGGGAAGTGAGAGACTGACTGACTGAGGCGCAAGTCAACGTATGAGATTCAGTATAGTATAGTGAAGCTAAGTTTAATAGTTTTTATATGAAACTTTGTATACCTTAATGAAGTTCATATAAGAGGACGTTGTACTGGTGGCATTATGGTATAGTGAAACCAAGTCACGTCCTATACACCGGATAATATGATTCTTCTATATTTATCCGGATGTATACTGATTACGTATAGTATACGTATCAGAATCAGATCTGATTCGGGTGGTGCGAACCGAAGAGACCGGGGACCCGCGAAGCGGGTCGGTCTCGTAGGGAGACGACCACCCGACTCTTACATCAGAGTGAGTCCTGATCTTTATAATAATTCCCGCCGTCGGTAAGCGACCGGGGACCCGCGCAGCGGGTCGGTCGCGCACCGTACCCGGCGGACATGTTCATTCCAATTCACAACCGTATATTTAGTGAGCATGAAGCGTTAGCTGTGCGAAACGTTACACCCTTGAGGAGCGAAGCGTGCGTAGAGCTGATCGTAATTAGTCGTCGAGAAAGTCCAGGTTTAATGGGAGGTCGAGTGGTAAGTCGAGTGTGTCTTCGAGAAATCCGTTCCAGGATTCCTCGAATTCTTCTAAAACCGTTGCTTCGGGTTCGGGAGGCTGCGTTGGAACGAGTGCCGCTCTGAACCGTGCGGATTGTTTGTCTTCTGGGAAGCGAATGGTCTTGAACCGCCGAAGCATTGGGTTTCTGTCCTCGACTCTGTCGAAGCATTGTTCGATGGTGTAGTTGGAGAGGACTATGATTTTGCGTGGACGTAGTCCCTGCATAGACCCACCTTTGATCTCGCCTTGGAAGGGATAATGGTCTGCCCACTGTTTGAGTGCTTGAGCCGTAAGGCGTGCCTCTGGCGACCATTCCTCGATAGCCACAACGTCTTGCCGTTTGTATCCGTCCCACCATTTGTTGATCTTTTTGCCGTAGTGGTCTGGGTATAACTCCCAGAGCAGACGGGATTTTCCTGTCCCGGTCGGGCCCACCCACCATTCGTGTTCCAATACTCCGAGAGGTTGGTTTGGCGGGACGAAGAGTGATTCGAGTCGCGCGCCGTATTGGAGGAAGAGACCGGGTTGTTCGTTTTCGATCGATGCGATGTCACCTGTGCGAGCTTTTTTAATTGCCCAACGCGCGGCTTCCATGCCGCGTTGTCCTTTTTCGTGTTGGGTTGCTGGCGCGTCGCCGTTCTCGAAGACGTCGCCGTCTTTTCTGCAGTATGCGATTGCGTCCGCTGGTGATTTAGCCGCACGTTTTGCGAAGTAGGACCCGCGTGGGAGTAGCTTTCGTACTTGGGATCCCATGCGCTGATTCTGGAAGTACACATAACCTTGTAGGTGTGGTGTTCCGGATTCTCCTGTTTCTTTGCCGAAGATGATGTATTTGCATTCGAGGTCTTTGAGTTCCTTGATGTCGTCTTCGTTGTAGTTGTTTAGCGTGAAGACCCAGTCGCGCGAACGTTGAGTGAGTTGTCGGTTATCCGTCATATTAGCGAATGGGATTGGGGACAGGGCCCGAAGGGCAACCTGCTCACTAGTGAGCAGGTTAATATTACCTGTCCCCTAGTGAGTTGAGTTTCTCTGGCTCACTAGTCTACTTGAAGTTCGGAACTTCAAGTTTCTCCCCTTACCCTCACATTCATTGTTGAACTTACGTTGTTCAACATAGGCTCTTTTTTTTCTTTGTGTCATGGTACAAGCGTGTTTCACGATACCTACTCGTACCGCTCGGCGGCGTGCATCGACGCGTCGCCGTGCTCCTCCTCGCCGACGTGCCCCTGTGCGTCGTGTCAGGTCGAGTTCGCGTCGTACGACTCGTCGCTCAGCTACAAGTCGTCGTCCTCAGCGTCAGCTGTCGAAGTACGAGTTGGTAAATCTGAATCCGTTTGATGCGAGGTGTTTTGGTGTGAAGATTCCAGATTCGAACACTCAACCGAGTGAGACTACTGTCGATGAGAACCGTGTTGTTATTTCGACTGATGCAACGACGAATGCCCAATGTACGGCGTTTATGCCGTATATGAATGGCAATGCTGTCGCTGCTACTGGAGCTTCTGCTCTTGGGTGGAATTGGGTTGCCACATTTGGTGGGAATCAGCCATCTGCAAATATTGCAGAAATTCAGGCGGATTATGTTGCCGTCCGACCGGTTGGACATGGAATTCGACTTTCATGTTCTTCGGCTCCGCTGAATGTTACTGGTTTTGTTCATATTTGTATTGTTCCAAATGAACAATTTTTGAAGACCACGTGGGCTTTCCCCACGAGTGTGTCTCAAATGAACAACCAGCCTTGGTACCGTCGATTTACGTTGGCGTCTTTGACACAGCGTTCTGTTACTGTTGTGAACAAGTTTCTTGACGCAACAGCAACGCGTTACCAGGATTCTGATAACAACCAGGTTGCGTCTAGTGGCGCAACCGCCCATGAGTTTCAGTTCGGAAATTCGTGGTGTGCTATTATTGTGGCAATTGAAGGCGCTCCGCCTTCGTCGTCTCCGATTACTGTGCAAACCATTGTGCATTACGAAGGTCTTCCTAAGATTGGAACGGCTAATTCGTCAACACCTGCTGCTCAGTACAACGTCCGAGAGCTGCAGGATGTGAGTCGCATTGCGACGACCCATCCAGGCACATTTGAAGAAGGCCAAGAGACCGAACTAATTGCGAATGCAATGCGCGATTTGTTTGGTGTGTATACTGCGTCCTCAGGTCCGTCGTATATGGGAGGTATAATGGGTGTTAATACACCTCGTCTAACCCAAAGTTAGGAGCGCCCTTTCCTGGCGCTACTACGGTGTACCCTGTAAGCAACAGCGGGGGCGCTCCGGCCTCTGCTGTTGTTTCTGGTGGTACAGGTGACGGGGTTATTGCAACGGGGACGTTGCTTCCGAAGGGGTCCGAGGGTTTTGAAGATGATATGCAAAACGCTCAGGCCTTGATATTTGCTGCTGCAAGGCAATACCTGCCGGAATATTTGCAGCCATTTGTTGTCGGAACAATGAACTTGGCTCATAACCTAGACGTTGTAACGGATAGGTTTATTACGTTCTTTGAATCACTTCACATAAATCCTCCGCAGGAATTTATGGACGTGGTTAGGCGGGTTGCTAAAGCGACTAGACCTATCCCGTCTATTGAAGTTGATGAAGTAGTAGTTGTTGATGAGGTTGGTGGTATTGTTCACCATCCAACTTCTACAGCACCGGCGTATGAGCCGTCAGCTGTCCCTGTTGAAGATCCTTTCTTTAGGAGCCGTCGTGAGATTAGGGCTCGTCAGGGCCCTGGTCGTAGGCTTAGAGCTATTTTTTAAATGTATTATGTAGTGATTATGTAGTTAGTGTAGTGTTTAGTTTTCCATTTCTTCGCGTTGGAACCATTGTTCCTCGCCGTCCATTT